AGATATGGCACCAACATGAATAATTACATCACTATCTTGTACCACTTTTACTAAAGAAGATTCCCAACCCTCATAGTTCATATAATCTTTTTCTATACAGATAACACTATCTACATCTTCTCTTTCCATCAATTCATCGTTTACATTACGACCTATGAATCCATGACAACCTGTTAACAATATTCTCATTTTTGACTATCTCCTGGTATTACTCTGTATGAATCAGAGTCTTCATGATGTGTAGATACTTCAAATATTCTACCATCGGTTAATGCTTTTATTTGATGTGGTTGTCCAGGTCTCTGTCTAACTACATCTCCCTCACTTAATTGGTCTTCGTAAATCTGTGCTGTTTCCGTATCAATCCATCTGTATATGAACTCTCCCTCTTCTACATACCAAGTCTCATCTTTATTCATATGATAATGCATAGAAAACTTACATCCTTCATTGAAGATTAAAACCTTACCACAATACATATCATTATTTTCTATAATGATTTCTTCACCCCAACCTTTAGAGATATATTTGCTCAAACTTGATTCTTTTATTTCTATGATTTCACCAGCTTGAACTTCTTTCCCTTCGATTAGCATGTTACATAATAATTTAATTTTCATAACTAATTTTTTATGTAAAGATAAAAAAAAAGTGCCACTAGGTTTTAACTAATGGCACTCAGAGAACTTAGAAAATACTATTTATGAAATAATAGCAAAGTTATTAAAATTTTCTTTTAGTTTTCCATTCTTATTTACTTTCATTGATTTTTGACCTATATTTTTAATTATAAAGAAACCATTATATTCTTCATGCCATATAGCAAAATAATCTACCATTTGTAAACTATAACTCTGATGACCAACTCTCCTTAATGTTATTTGCATAATACCCCCATGCCGATATCTATCCTTACCCATATATTTAATTTGGATCTTAAACATCTTACCATCTTTTTCTAAAATGCAATCATACTTACTTGCATCTAATAATGGCATAGAAACATTAAAGCCATGCTTCATAGCTTCAGTTGTAAAAAGGTACTCTGCAAAGCAACCTTTTTGGTTAGGTGTCATATAATAAAGTTATAAAAAAAAAGAGGGAAAATTAATTCCCCCTTTTACAACTAATCAAATAACACTATTATGAAAAATAGTTCCTTTTCACCATATTTTGAATTTCATTATATTTTTTAAGTATATGAATTTTCTTAATAGGTGGTATTTTTTCCCATTGATCTTCCCCAATAATAGAGTAAATAAAAAGGTCAGTATCATCTATTGGTTTCATTTGCATATAATATTGCTGTGCCTAAAAATAACATTACAAATCCTGTCAATAAATCATCAATAAATAAAAATGATCTCATTGATAAAAACAATAATAGACCTCCAGAAATATATCCTATTTTTTTCTTGTCAATATTGTCCATTTTAATAATTTATCACTTTGTTCATCTCTACTTAAATCATCCCAATCAGGTAATAATGCTGGGTGAATTAAACTTTTCTTTTTATATTCTTTTGCCTTTCTCATTCTTCTATTTACTTTTATTGCTTGATTTAATCTTTCTCTTGCTCCCATGATTAAATTTCTTTTTTCTGTGCAGTTAATAATTTAACCCAATTGCCTTCATCAACAAATGGCACTTGCCACATTTTCCCAGTCATTTTAAAATCATATTCAGGATAATCACCATCATAACAATCATCATAGCTTATATTTACATATTTCTCATTAAATTTTTCAATAGCTTCTTCTTTTGAATCTGCCCACAAAGTAACTGTTGTAGTAACTTCTATTTCAAAATATTTTCTTGTTTCTAGATCTGATTTACTCATAACTTATAAAATTTATTAATTGTTTCAGTTTTTGTTAATCCTAATTCTTTATTTAATTTTCTTTGTTCTTTAGTATCTAAATATGTCCTAGATACTGGTTGTTGCCAATCAAAATTAGAACATATAATCCTATCATGCTCTAACCAATTTTTACTAAACTTGACTGCTAAATCATTTAAAGTATTATCAATAATAAAATCTTCTACTGGCTTCCAAACTAAAGACAATTCATCATTCATGTCATCCATTGCGATTTCAAATACTTTTCTAGTGTTGGGTTTTTGATTCATGATTATAAATTTCCTCTATGTTTATCTAATACTATTTCCTCAATATCTTCAAAATGTAATTCCAATAAAGGTGTAATGTCGATATTGTCTATTTCAATACTATGGATTTCAACATCACCAAAAGGTGCCCAAGCTTCATCAATCATGTATTCATACTTAACCATCAATTCTCTATTGCAGTAATTGATTCCCATTAAATTTAATTTTGTTTTTATCATGACCTCCATTCATTATTAATTAATACTTCCGATATCATATCAATATCTTTTTCTAATTTAGAAATTTCAAAAAGCATTTGCTTTCTTATAGATGACCAATTCGGTATGCCTTTATCTTCATCTCTAAATATTGTTTGCCATGTTCTTGTATGTTTCTCTTGTGCTTTAAGAAGTTGCCCTACAAGATGTTCTCTATTTGATTTGTTTAAATTTTTCATTTGTGTATTATTTGATTTGATTAACATACTCCAAATATATAAACAATATTTTAAATAACAAAATATTTTTTAAAATAATTAATATTTTTTTAATACTACCCCATAAAAAAAGGGGAAAATTAATTCCCCTTTATTGGATTAACCTAAAAAAACTGTATTACTACGGAGTTTCTAGTGCTGTGATAGCTGTGCTAAATGTACCATCAATTATACCAAGTGGCAAGTAAGTAGCGAGTGCCACTCGTTCTTGACAGCGCACCGTTACAAATCCGTCCCTAATATTGGTACCGTCCTCTCTATGGAAAGAAACTGATAAGTTTTCTCTAATCCATAATTGACATGAATTAAAGTCACCAACTAAGAATGTTCCAGCATTAACTTCATTGTTAATGATTACAGGCACACCCATAAATGATGGCTGTAAACCAGCATATACTTGGTCTTTTAAATATCTTGACTGGCTATCCTTTAATAATAGGATTTTATGAAAGTCAGTTGGGTTTAAAAGAATATAATTTGGCTTATAGTTAGACAATGCTAACTGATTGATTGCAGCAACAAGTACATCAAACTCATTTGCACTATCAACTGATTGATAAAATGCACCAGATGATGATGTATCAAAATTAGTACCTGAATTATATAGACCATTTAGATTTGGTGATGTACCACTTCCTCCTAAAATTTGATCATCCTCAACTTCTAATAATTTAGCTGGTACTCTGTTTGAAATATAGCTAGTTAATTGAGCTGTATCAGCAAGCATTTCTTCAGAAATTCTTAAATACGTTCCAATTTTCTCTACATTAACAGAAGTCGCAGTCATATCAAAATCAGTTTGACCTAGAGTTGCACCCTCAGCTTTTGCTGCAGCACCATTAGAAAATCCTGATTCTTTAACAAATCTAACAACATCGGAACCAGTAGAACCATTAGGAATGATTTGTCTCATGTTCTGAGGTCTATTTGGATCAAATTTAAATCCTGGCACTCTGTCCGCTGGCACCACTTCGCCAGTGTAGTCGGCATTCATGGTCATGTCAGCTTTAATTTCGAATGCAGCAGCATTTGTATTACCTTTTACTAAATTATCAATAGCACCCTCATTAAGTGCTTTTGTTAAGTTAGTTCTGAAATTTTTTGATTCATTCTTTTTTTCAAACATTTTTTTATTTGAAACTTCGAATTCATCAAATCTTTCATTAAATTTTTTAGTAAGGTTATCAATCTCACTTTTAAGAGATTCATCTGCCTTACCATTAGCACTTTCTAGTGCTTGACCTGTAGCTTTTTCAATCTTTTCATCAATGATGTTTCCTAATTGATCAAGCTGGTTTTTTACATTTTCGTCCATTTTGAATGAATTATTTTAAATTATTTAACAAATATTTATAAACATCAAACTCAGATTTTTGTTCAACTGGCTCAGTAGTTTCTTCAACTGGCTGAGTAGCATCTACAAACAAAGATTTTAGTTTGTATATTTCGCTTTCAATAGCATATCCCATTTCATCAGAGATATCGCCTTTCCTAATTAATTTACAGAGATTATCATATCTTTTATAAATACCCTCCATATTAGAACTCCCTTTGACATCCATGATCTTCGCTTGATCATTAGCTGCTAAAGTAACTGCTGAGATCTCAAATAATTTGACCTCTTTTAATTCTCTGTAATCACCTTTGTCTTCTTTTTGAATCGGTAATATACCAACAGAATTTTCAGTTATCACTCCAGCTTTCATCAAAGCAATCACATCTTTCCCAAGGGTAGTTTTAGGAATTGCAGCAACAAACACTAAACCTTTTTCGTCCTCATAAAGTTCTTTCATTTTACCAATAGGTTGCATCATATTGTGCTGATATAAATATTTAACTCTATAACCATTTTCCTCAATGGTCTTTCTATAAGCACCTCTCATTATAATATCATTGTCTGCATCTTTATTATTAAAATAAGATCCATAACCTTTTACAATAGAATTTTTTTCATCGTAATCTGATAACTCACCTAAAGGTGCTGCTTTATAAATAAAATCCATAATTAATTTTTTACAAATTTAGTAAATATATTTTACTGAAATGGCAGAGAGCTTTCCACATCTGCTGGGAATGGTACCATGCTACATCTACAATTAATAACATTTCTCGCTGATCCCTCTCCAGGTCTTTGCATTTGCTCACCACCTACTTCAAAAGGTTTTTCAAAATCTACAATTTGATTATGTGCTTCAGCATGCCAATCTCTTGTTTTGTTGTCAAAAAATGTTACCCATTGTTTTTTTAATTGTCTCCCTGCATATACTCTTAATGCACTTTGCTCAATACCGAAATTAGCTGCTCTTAAACTCTCAGTTCTAACAACTCTCATTGCTTGATATTGAGAAAATTTGTTAAATCTTTTTCTTAATATTCTAGCTTTTTCATTAGCACCCAATGTAACAAAATCAGGATCTCTATATAATTTTTGTATGACATTCATCAATGTTTTTTTAGCTGTGCCACTCACTAATGTAACATTTGTTGCTGCCACTTGACTAGCATAAAAACTAAAAGCTGTTTTCCAACTTTGTGTATATTCTCTAGGTGATTTTTTGACTTGATATTGATCTGAATTTCTAAAATACCATACTGCAAATCTCATACAAACATCTGGTATAATATCTAAATATAATTTTCTTATATCATCAAAATTAAATATACTTAAGTAATCTATATTGCCACTATCTACAAATATTTGAACTCCTTTATTATATTGCTGTTTGTAAAAGCTTCTAACTTTTTTTAATATTTTTCTCTCTGAAATAGCTAATTGCCTGTCATAATCAGATCTCCATTTGTCTGTAATTTTCTTTGGTAACATTAATCATTGGTTTTAACTATTTCATCACCAATATGTCTGTGAGAATGCTTTATAGTTGGCGATAATAATGGATGCTCTGAAATACTTGAATGAGCAGAATGCACACAATATGGACATTCTTCTGCATACACTTTATCCATTTTCTCTTTTATTAAAGCAGTATCTATTTGAATTTGGTAGGTAGTTGATATTAACCAACCAGATACACCTAATAAAAGTGTACCAGCTAAATAAACAATTTTATCTTTCATATTAATCTTTATTTCTTATTGATTCCATTTTCTTAATTGCCCAATTAACACCAGATGTGCCTCCCCATAAATTCCAAGCAACATAACCATTGTCTTTCCAAGGTGTGTCAGCAAACTTTGGATCAACAGTTGCATTTTTTCTATGTCTATTAAATTGTGCCATTCTACTAACAACATCTCTAGACAATGATTCTCTTTTAGCTAATTGATTTGCTCTTTGCCATCCAACAGCAGTTCCCCCTTTGACCTCATCACCATGCTTTTTTCTCCATTCCAACATTCTCTTAGCATTATTAGATGCCGATTGAGGATAATCAGTATATCCCTCAGCTTTCTTTTCATTCTTTGAACTTAATGGATGACCACTTGGAAAAAGATCTGTATCATGTTTTCCTGATCTAAACTTTTCATTTTTTAAGGCGTACAAAAAGCTATTCACGCGAGCATATGCCCACTGGTCTGCATTATTTACACTAGGTCTGACACTACTTGGATTTGTATTATAGGCACCAACACCTCTCTTAAATACTTTTTTTAGAGTGCCTAAAGATGTTTTTTTATAACTAACTGAAACAGATTTGTTATGATCTTCTACTTTTTTTTTTAAACCTTTCTCAACTTGAGCAGAAACTTGTTTATTATTTCTCATTGCTTCTTCATATTCTTCATGAGAATCAAAAGGCATATAAAAAGTTTCCCCATCAATATTTGCTTCGTGATGACCATTACCACCTAGCTCTCTTGCTCTTTCTTCTGCTTCTTCTATTGTAGAAAAATGATCAGGTTTTCCAACAACTTCATATTTAACTAACATCTTTTCAATATCATCATCAGATTCTTCTTTCGCTGGTTGAGGTTCTGGCAGTTCTACATCTTCACCACTTACCGGTAATAAATTAGCTGGAATATAATAATCATTTAGAGCATCATTTTCTTCTTCAGCATAACTCATTGCTGCTCTTTTTTCATTAGGTGTTAACCACCATGCAGCACCCATCTGAGCAACTATCTTTTCCATATCCTCTTGTAATTCTGGAATTACTGAGAAATCAAAATCTAAATAAATTTTTTCACCAAATTTAGGTGCTAACCATCTATTTAATTCATCTCTTATTTTATATAATTCTGGCATAATACAATGTTGGTACAATGCCGCTTTTGCACTTTTTTGGTTGTTGTATGTTGAACTTTCTGTGTTGTTTAATAATTGAACTGGCACGTTATAGATATTACAAAGATCCTTAACACTTGCATTATATTGCTCAATTAAAGAAAGATCTGAAGCATTTAAACCAAAATTAACCCATGATAACTTTTTAGGAGTTATGATAATATCACCAGCATTATTACTCGATTGATAATTTGATCTAAATTTATCTTTTAATTGTTGTGCCTGTACTTCATTTAAATCGCCCTCATCTGACATTAAAACACCTCTAGCCATTTGATTCTGCAAGTACTTGACACCTGTTTGTGCTGCTTCATTATTTGTAGTCATAGCTCTAAATCCAGCTTTTAATGGCGATTGACCATAAAGATGCGATCCTGATCCATCATAATAAGGTTGAAAATCTTTTATATGGCAAATGAATTCTGCTGGAATATCTTTTTGCCCATTATATTCAACTCTGTAACCAGCAACAGGTTCTAATATACCCCCACTTACGACCTCCATGATTTGACTAGGCATGACATATAATTCTTTAAATTTACCGACATTTTCCCCAGTATCAGGTGCAATCCCATATATATATCTATTACCTGTTAATTTACCAAAAGCAACAAGTTCACTAATCCAAGATGCATAAGATTGTGCTGGATTAGGTCTTTCTAATAACTCATGAAGATCAGTATGCTCTAATTCAACTAAAGCATGTTTTTTAATCATGTTCGCTTTATGTATAATATTACTATCAACAAAACCAGATGTCATTGCTTTATATCTTTTCATTTCATTTTCATTGACCTTTTCATAAACACACAAAGGAACTGTTGATGCTGATTTAGATATTAGATTTATAATTGAATAGACAGTTGCATTTTTTCTATAACCCTCATTAATATAATTATCATCATTCTCAGGATTCCAAACTACTGAAGAACCTAAGAAGTTATATATTGCTTGGTTATATTCTTTCGCAGTTTGTTGAGTATTTTTTACGATAAGATTTTTAAATCTCTCAAAGAATGATGCCATTAATATAAAATTTTCTGTAAAAATACAAAATAATAAATTCTTATATTATACCACAAAGAAATCATATCT